TATGATGAAATGGATATTAAAATATCTGAAAAAATGAAAGAATTAAATATTGAAGAAGAAGATATTCGTTCAATTTATGAAATATAAAGAAAGTGAGGTCAAATTATGAGTGATACAGTAATAAATCTACAAGATTTTAAAGATGGTGTAGCAGATGGTCTATTAGAAGGTAATAGAAAAGATGGTAGATTATCTCATTACTACAAACAAGGCTATGACTTTGGACTTTATTTATATAACGAACAATTAGAAGACGAAGAGGAGGTTAATTTATGAATTATGTTAATGATGCAGAAAAAAAATCTGAGTATGGTGAATTAGGTAACATACCAGATTATGAAAAGGCTTATCATATATTAATGGAACATTTTGATAGTTTGCCAGATGATGTCAAAGAAGATGTTCACGAAAAATTAAATGAATTATGTTTATAGAAAAGGAGGTTAGATATGAGTAAGAAGTTAACTCTTGAAGAAATTAAAAGTCGAATAGACGACATTGAAGGGAGATATTACAAAGGTTGGAGTAACTCTGAAGAATGGTGGAGAATTACAGGAGATGTTGATCCGACAGACCGAAGGCTTTGGACTTTCTATCACGGACTAAAAAACAAAAGAGAAAGCGAGGTTAAATATGAGTAAGAAGTTATATAAAGTGTTAGTAACTAATACTGTTGGAGAAATATGGCATATCGAAGCTGAGAATGAAGACGAAGCTAATAACAACTACTTTGAAGGAGAATTAGTTACAGAAAAAACAATCGTATGTGACGTAGAACAAATTGAATTAATTGAAAGCGAGGTTAAATATGACAATTAGTAATATGAACTCATTTAGCAAGTATCCTAATACAAAGGATACTGACAAGATGCCACAAGTGATGCACGTTGTTAATTTTGAACTCAATGGAAGAAAAAATAGCTTTGAGTTAATGGCTAAATGTCCTGTTGATGCTATGGAAAAAGTGGAGGCTATTTTAAAAGATTCCGATAAACCAGCCGAAGAAATGTTCGGTTCTGGTTCTGCTGGTGAGAAAGGAGGTGTTGAATGATGATTAAAAAAATAGTTCATTTCTTTGGCTTTAGAGGAGATGAATACAATCGTGCTAAAAGGATATGGGGTGAACCAGATTTCATACACCCTGTTCACGATAGGAGGGCTTATATCGAGGTAGATAAGGACAATGATGTGCTTATCTTTGCTAACAAAGAAAAGCCAGAAATTTTGAGTCGGTATAGAAGAGAATATACTGATATGAAAACTCCAAAATAACTACTTTTACTTACCAAGTTACCAACTTACTTGGTAAGTAAAATCGGTGGTAAGTTAATATTTGTTGTGTGGTCTAGGTTACAGAAGGTTACTTACATAGGTTACGAGTTAAGTCGGTAACTACGTTTCGGGTTGTAAGTCATTGATTTCATTGCTACTTACCAACTTACCACGACTTCCCCCCTTATAGGGGGGTATAAGGGGGTGGTAAGTAACCCACCACCTCTTACCCTATAACCCCGAAAATTTGTTCGGGTTAATGATTATGAAGACGGCACATTCACACCCTTGATATTTCTATAGCACTTTTGTATATTACCTGTAGCGACAAAAAGATGGAGAATTGTTCGGTATGGTGCAGGTAGGTCAAACTTTGACGAAAGAGCAAAGTAAAGCAGGTTGGAAAAGACTAACAGAAAAACAACAGAAATTTCTTGATAACTTTATGTATAAAGATATGACGCAAACTGCGTCAGCACGAGATGCTGGGTATAGCAACCCATCAGTTGATGCTGTAAGGCTGTTGCGTAACCCTGTGGTACAGGAAAGATACCAAGAGATGCGTATGGAAGCAAACGCACGTTTTGGGGTAACTGTGGAGAAATCTGTTCGGGATTTAAAAAAGATGCGTGATGATGCGTGGCAGAGTGGTCGGATAGGGGAAGCAATACGAGCAGAAGAGCTTCGATTGAAGGCGACAGGACTACTGGTTAGCAAACAACACATAATGCACGAGGATATGAACGGGCTTAATCGGGATCAAATCGTTGAGAAACTTGAGGAATTTAAGAAACTGGCAGAAAATCGTATGCGTAACGTAACACCTGAAACAGATGTTCGGGTTGAGATAGTCGATAATAGCAAAGATTCGGGTAATTTACAGGAAAATACCATTTCGGGGGTCAAGAGCCGAGCAAAATCCTGACAGATCTGGACTAGTGTGATAAATTGTTCGGGTTTCCCAGAAAAAACAGGCTGGAATCGGGGTTTTCGGACTTCAGGTCAGGGTTAAAGCCGAAGAATTGTTCGGGTTATCGGGCTTCAGGGTCAGGCTTCGGGCTGGATCATGTCAGGAATCCGAACAATTGTTCGAGCTGGACAGCAGTTGCTCTTCATATCCCAGCTCCTCCCTCCTAGCTACGCCATCCTGAACAATTGTTCGGAAATACAGGGCGTAGACAGTTGAGAGCAGTCGGGCTTTCGGGTTTCGCTCTTCGGGTCTTGACACATTTTGTGGTTCGGGGTATGACTATAACTATATGTGGACATGAGAACATCATATTTCCTCCCAACTCCCACAACCCCGATCTGTGTTTACCTCGGAACTTTCTTCAGATCGGGGAATTTTTTACCAAAACCCTGGCTGTTCATGGTACATCCCGAACAATTGTTCTCCTGTAGGGCCCGGCAACGGCCCGGCTTCGGCCCGGCTTCCGTGCTTAACCCGAACAATTGTTCGTTTTTTAGTTCCTGCTGGTTGGTCCTGCTGGTTGCATATTCCTGCTCCTCGAAAAAACCCGAACAATTCTCCCATGTTTCCTGTCCTGCTGGTTCAGTTCCTGCTGGATCACCTGCGAAAAAAAAAGATAAAAAAAGATAAAAAAAGATATTGACACCATATATCTTATGGGATATTATGGGAATATAAATTAATTATTAACTTGAGAGGTTTAAAAAATGTTAGAAATATTAAAAGAAAGGGTTACCCATCATATGAACCTTGAAACCACAAAGGAAGAAAAAGAAATTTTTTTAGATGTTGTGAATAATGGTGCAAATGGAGGTTTCCCAAATTTTATATATTACTCAGACACTTGCAAGTTTGCAAGAAATTATATTGATGAGATATATAAACACTTAAAAGAGGTTGGTTCTTCTTTGGGTGAATGTCCTTTAGAAATGGTTACAAATTTTAATTGTTTAAAGGATTCAAAGCCGACAGTTTTTGAGGTTGCTGATGTAATATATGGAAGACCAGATGAAGCAACAATCAATGACGGCATGGAAACTGCTATTTTAAATGCGTTAGCTTGGTTCACTCTGGAAGAAGTCGCCAGATACTCCACCGAATAGCCGAAAAGTTGTTCGGGAAAAGCCTCCAGCCTCTACTGGCTGGGGGTTTTTTTGTGCCTTTGCAACTGGTTGAAGCTCTTAAACCCGAACAATTGTTCGGTTTTCGGATCATGTCGGGGATCATGTCGGGATCATGTCGGGATCATGTCGGGATTCGGGTTCGGGATTCGGGTTATTGGTTATAGTATATGATATATTCATATCTATAACATAGGTATAAGTAAAATATAAAAAAACAGGAACGAAACAGGAACAAAACAATAGTTTTTAAAACGTAAAATCCCGAACAAATGTGTGACATATATGCAACAAAATGCTGCATTTCTAATAAAAATACGTCAAAATATACTCAAAATACACTTTTTTATATTCTGGGTATTGACAGAAAAAATCGCATAGATGTAGAAAAGATTATTAATTAATTAAATCAAATCAAATAACTTGAAAGGGTTAAACAAATGACAAATACAACACAAAACACAAACACAAATGAATACAATCTAAACAATCTAATTGGTGGTTACGAATGCGAAGTTGGATCACCACGTGGCAACTATATATCGCCAGACATAATTAGACGTGCTTTGAAAAATGCAAATTTAAATTATGTTTATGTGACAACAGATGGTAGCTCCAATGTTGATGCTGAAATAATATTCCCACCATTAGTAATAAATCAAATATCTGTTGAAATGTTTTTTAAACCGGTCCTAGATGTTATCGCAAGTACTGGTGCAATTGTTCGTAAAAATTGCGGAGGGCATATTCACATTGGTATAATGACCGCTGTTGGTAGTGCTGTTGAATTTAACCAGAAACAAATAGCATATTTCAAAACTAAAATTAATAATGAGTTATCTGGTTTAAATTGTAGTATCAGCTCAATGAAATACATTGCACCAAATAATCAATTATCTAAAATATTGCCATTTCAAATAATAAAAGATGTGATTGTTTCTTATTCAAAATACCAAAATTACATTTCATCAACATTGCCAGAAAGCAGAAGAGATCATAATTGGGCAAAACCAATTAATGCCTTTTCAAATGTTGATACAAATTCTGGACGGCAGGTCAATATGGCAACAACAATATCTGGTTTAACCAATGCTGGATTGACAAAACAAAAAGCGATTAATTGTTCGCCATTGGTGGGTAAAAAGACTTTAGAATTTAGACAAGGTGCTAGCACATTGTCTGGTTTAAAACTTTTAAATTGGTTTAGATTTATTCAACATTTATATACTCAATCATTCAACAGATGTGATTGGTCAACATTTGTTGCACCAGAAAGCACAACAACCAGAACAATTGAAACAACAACACCAACACAACACAACAATGGACGTTCATTTGTTGCTAGAGTTTATGACATGTGCCGTAATCATAACAATGGACAAGGTGCAACTATTGAAGAAATTATGAATGTCACAAATGCAGGTGATCAAAATATACGTTCACGTATATCAGAATTAAGACGTACTTATGGACAAGGTGCAATTGTTACTCATACTCAACAATCAAATGATCACGTTTATGGCGATGGTCAGATATATTGCAGGTATCAGATATTACATAGTTTCAATAAAACTATCATAGAGAATTCTGATGATGTAATGCCAACAATTCAAATCGTAAATACCAACTATGATGTTCTTGATAATATGCCTTCAGATTTGATTGATTGGAATTTATATTTGATACAATCCAGAACCAGATAATAGTTTTATAAAATAATTTGAAATGGGGCAATTTTGCCCCATTTTTTTTATGTCTTTTAAATCTAATTTATTGTGTTTGGGTAGGTTGATACCAAAACATTTATTTTACCTAGTTGACGGGCTTTAAAACCCGAACAATTGTATGTTTTTGCAGGTACCCTATCAAATCATTATATAAATCGGATCGGGTAACGGGTATATACCCGTCATACCCTTTTAATAGAAATTTTTTGAGAGAAAACTTTACTAAGTTTTCCTCTGACGGTCAGAATCTTCTTGACATCTCAGGAACTATGTTTCATAATTAATGTTCACATATAAAGAAAAGGAGGTAGACATGAAAAAATTTTTAAAAAAAAATTATGAACTAAATTGTGGGGAAGTCATTCGCTTTGAGGCAGACAGTCCATCAAAGGTATTAGACAAGTTAGAGTCTATGCCACGCTATGACAACTCGACAGGCGAGGATTTTTTACGATCTTCAGCAGAAATATTCAGTATGTATTGTGGAAAGCCAATTCGCTTTGATTCGGCAGAGTCATTTGCCGAAGATTTGATGGCTTTGGGTATTCTTAAAGAAGTTGAAGATAAGAATGAACACAAACTATAGGGTTAAGCGAGATAAAACTCATTCTTTAAGTAGAAGTCTTGAGAAGTCGTATAAAAAAGCTGGTAAAGCGAAAGACAGACGCTTTGATAAGCAGTTAATTAAAGAGATAAGAGAGGAAAATGCAGAAAAATTATAAAAATAACAAAAAACTTGCGTACAGCGAGTGGGATTCTTCTGATTTACGTGATGTGCGTACAGAAATAGGCGAAACACAGGCAAAAATGGCTGATATTTTGGGTATAAGTGCTAGAATGTACAGATACTATGAGAACGGAAGAACACCAATATCGAAGCCTATGGAGTACGCAATGAAGTATTTAAGTCAAATTTCGCAAGAAACACGTAAAGAAATGGAAAATTTATCAAAATTTGAGTATGAGAGGATGGTTAAGTTGCGTGATGCCATAGAAAAGGCAATGGATGAACCTCTTCCATTAAACAATAGCCAGAATGAACATATAAAGCGAATTTTAACTCAAGCATTAAAAGAATTTGATATGGTGTTGTCAAAAACAAAAAGATAGTGTACTTTTGAAAAAAAGTATGTTTAAGGTGTCCTATGTCAAATCAAAACTCATTTTTTGGTGGAATGCCACAGCAAAAAGGTGCAGCTCCTCAAGCAAGCCCATCTGGTCAACAATCGTTAAGTAACGAAACAGACCCTCTTAAAAGGGCAAGGTTTAATGGTTATCTGGAGGGGTTATCGAAAAATACTGTACCTCCTCAGCCCCCAATGCCCCCACAGGGTATGGGTCAGCCCCCAATGCAACCCCCAATGATGGGTGGTCAGCCTCCGATGGGGATGCCTCCACAAGGTATGATGCCCCCACAGATGCCTCAACAACCTCCAATGATGCCTCCACAGCCGTATAATTATGGTGGTATGGTCGATGTTTTTGAACCGAGATACATGGATGACGGTGGTTTTGTTATTTCCACTGATGATTCTGGTAAAATAAGGACTAAACCTGTTTTTGATGAAGACAGGGGTCGTATGGTATCGCAGATACTTTCCCGTAATGATGTAGATGATATGAAGAAATCGGCTGGCGGTGGTGGTTTAGCGAATGTCATACAGAACGCCATCACTCAAAAAATAATGAAACCTGACGAATCTGAGCGAAACATACCATTTACACAAACTGTTGTTGAGCCAGAAATCTCTGATATTATTGGTCCAAAATCAAAGCCTCCATTGCCATATCATCTATTAGGGGATGCTCCTCATTCTGGGTTGCTTCCAGCAGCACCTACTTCAAAGCCAGATTTAGCAGAGCTTCAAGGTTCTTTTGGAGGTGGAGAAGATCAGTTATCAGGAAGTTATACAAACTATCCAGGTGGGGAAGGATACCAAGAGTTGTTACGAGAAAATGTTAGTCCTTCCTTTGAAGGACAAAAATATTATCTTGGAGCTCCCTCTGAAAAAAAAGGTATTTCCCCTGAAGAAATGAAGCAAATAGGAAGAATGGTTTTAGAGGGTGAAAAGCTGTCAGGACCTGAAGTTCCTGTATTTGATATGTTAAATATTTCTCCTATGGGTGAAACTTACGGAGAAGATATGGGTGAAGCACAAACAGGTAATGTTGGCACAGGTTCTCCTGTTGTACAGAGATTTCCTCCTGAACAGAAAGTAACCATTGATGATCTCGCTAAATTAATACTGTTAAATGCACAGCCAATGACATCTTCAGGAGAAGAAGATAAAAAAGAATCTTGGTTGATGGATTTAATGGCAAAATTAGGTAATTTTGATTGGAGATATGGAATTCGTGGTGCTCCCAGTAATATGAATCAAGGTGGCATTGTTCAGGGTTTTAAGCCTGGTGGTAGTGTGTTTAGAAGTCCTGAATTTAGAACGAATTTGAAAAGCAAGGAAAATAATGTAAGTCCAAAAGTAGATATTGATAAATTAAACCCACTCAAACCAACACCATTTGATTCAAAGGAACGCATAAATGAAAGCATAGAGGATACTGTTTTTGATTTAGGATTAAAGGATGCTTTTGGTGTTCCTGTAAATTACGGTGGTGGCGAAGGTCAGTTATCAGGAAGTTATACACCTCCAACAACTAATTATCCTATAGATCATAGTTCTGTTGTTACTCCGCCTCAAACAGGTAGTGATTTTTCTGATTTTATGTCAGGAAATGTTAATCCAATTGCTCCAGGAGTATTAGGTGGATATGATCCAGGTTCTGCTGGGGATGAGATGGGCAGTGCTACTTCTATATTTAGTTATCCTGAATTTGATGCAGGAGAAAGAGCCGCTAGTTATATGCTTCCATCACCTACGAATCAAAATATGGGAATAGGAGAAGATGATTTTCAAAAAGAAGCTATGGTTAATCCTGGCAGAATAGCTGATGAAGATTATCAAGGCTATTTAAAATCACTGGACAGTCCTTTTGCAAATTTTGGTAATAAAATAGGTAATATTATGGGGTATAAAGACCCTTTTGATTTTTACAAAGCAACACAAGCTACGTTGGATAATCCTATGTTAAAACAGATTGCAGGAGATAGAAAACTTGACCAAGAAAGAGCAGAGAGAAAACTAGCCGAAGAGCAGAGGTTACGTGATATGATTGCTGGTATGTTGCCACCAACTGCAGCAACGACTCCGACACCTGCTGATCCGATTGTTACACCGACAGACCCTGTTGCTGATCCAGTTGCACCTGATTATAGTGATGTTGTTGTTCCTTCTGACAGGATTCCAGGCTTTGATATTAACAAAATATCACCGTATCCTACTTTTGGTGTTCCTGGTACTTCGACAGCTCCGACTGTTATTCCTTCTGGGATTACTCCAGAGTTATTGAGGAATTTATTTAAGCTACAGGGTGTTCCAGCGACAGCAATGAATCAAGGTGGTTCTGTTAACACACTTGACAATGCAGTAGATAATTTCTTGGGGTCTTTACGTAGTGTGGCATGAACGACTTCAACATACCCACAGAATATCTTACTGACGATGAGATGACGAAGTTGGGTGAGATTGTCACCCGACTTGAAGATTTAAACAACCGAGATACTTACCAGACAAAATTCATAGACTTTGTAAAGCACGTATGGCCCGCCTTTATTGAGGGTAAGCATCATAAGATTTATGCTGAGAAGTTACAGAATGTTGCTGATGGCAAATCCAATCGTTTGATTGTTAATATGCCTCCTCGACACACTAAATCAGAGTTTGCAAGTTATTTGTTTCCCTCTTGGCTGATGGGGAGGAAACCGACTAGTAAGATCATACAGGCGACACACACATCCGAGTTGGCAGTTGGTTTTGGTCGTAAGGTTAAGAACCTGATTGACTCACCTGAGTTTGCTGATATTTTCCCTGGTGTTTCGTTAGCGTCTGATGCGAAAGCCTCTGGGAGATGGTCTACGAATAAAGGTGGAGAGTATTACGCTGTTGGTGTGGGTGGTGCGTTGGCTGGTCGTGGTGCTGATTTGCTTATCATTGATGATCCTGTTTCAGAACAGGATGCCATGAGTCCAACGACTTTGGATAATATTTATGAATGGTACACTTCAGGTCCTAGACAGCGTTTACAGCCTGGTGGTTCGATTATTATTGTGATGACAAGATGGAGTGTAAGGGATTTAACGGCAAAAGTTTTAAAGAAACAGGCAGAAGGTGGAGCTGATCAGTGGGAAGTTGTTGAATTTCCAGCGATCTTTCCTGATACTGATAATGTTCTTTGGCCCGAATACTGGAAAAGGGAAGAGTTAGAGGCTGTTAAATCATCTATTCCTGTTGGAAAATGGAATGCACAGTATTTGCAGAATCCAACAGCCGAAGAGGGAGCGATCATAAAAAGGGAGTGGTGGAATGTTTGGGAAAAAGAAGAACCGCCTTATGTTAACTACATTATACAATCGTATGATACGGCTTACAGCAAGTCTGAAAGAGCTGACTTCTCTGCCATTACGACTTGGGGTATATTTCAGCCAGAAGAAGGAGAAGCTGAAGCAATTATACTGCTTGATGCTCAAAGAGGTCGTTGGGATTTTCCAGAACTTAAAGAAGTAGCATATAAGTTGTATAACGAATTTGATCCTGATATGATTTTGATAGAGCAAAAAGCGACAGGTACGCCTTTGACGCATGAGTTGAGAAGGATGGGTATTCCCGTGACACCTTTTACGCCAAGTAGGGGTGCAGATAAATTTACACGAATGAACTCTTGTGCTCCTGTGTTTGAAAGTGGTATGGTTTGGCGACCAGATAATAGTTTTGCAGATGAAGTTGTAGAAGAATGTGCTGCTTTTCCCAATGGGGAAAATGACGATTTAGCAGATAGCATGACACAAGCGATCTTGCGTTTTCGTCAAGGAGGGTTTATTGTAACTCCATCTGACTATGAAGATGAAGATTATTATAGAGAAAGAAGGGAGTATTACTAATGGCATTTAAAAGAGATTTAACTGGTGGTGGTGATAATGAATTTGCTTTTCAAGAAGAGTTAGACAAAGTTAAAGGTGGTTTTCGTAGAAAATTACCAATTACATCACCAAAAAAAATAGGTATTGGAGATATTTTACCAATTTTTCGAGCTTTGGGTTTTAACAAAGGTGGAGCTGTTTTAAAATCTCGAACAAAGAAAACTAAATACTTTTAGGAGTTATTGATGGGTGATTCAGGCAAGAAACATTATACAAGCGATCTTTTGAATAGTCTTGTTGGTACAGGGAAAATAGGACAGATAAAACATCAAGCTACTGTTCATGGGGTTAGTTCTCTTTCACCTTTTCAAAAAAGAGTTTTTGAGGCTTTTCAAAGAGAATTTCCTGCTAAAAAAAATAAAGGTGGCGTAGTAACTAATAACTTTAAAGGATCATTCTAATGGCAGAAATACCTTTAGGTCCAGGTGGACCAGAAGAAGAGCTTCTAGGAGAAGCAGAACAACTTGATATTGTTGAGATGCCAGCAGAGCCAGGTGTGACAGAGTTGGAAGATGGCAGTGCGATTGTTGGACAATTGGAAGAAGAACAGCCAATGCCATCCGATCAGATGCCTTTTGATGCTAATCTTGCTGATTTCATTGATGAAGCTGAATTAGGAAAGGTATCTGATGATTTAGCTCAATCTGTTCAGGATGATATTTCTTCCCGTGATGAATGGGAACAGGTTTATAAGTCTGGGTTAGAGCTTTTAGGAATTAAGTACGAAGATAGGACAGAACCTTTTGCAGGTTCTACAGGTGTTATCCATCCTCTTCTTTCAGAGTCTGTAACACAGTTTCAAGCACAGGCGTATCGTGAATTGTTGCCATCAGGAGGACCTGTCAGGGTTCATATTATGGGTGATGAGAACCCTGAAGTTGTTGCACAGGCTGAACGTGTTAAGAATTACATGAATTATGAGATTACCTGCACAATGGAAGAATTTGATCCTGAACTGGATCAGATGTTGTTTTACTTACCGATTGTAGGTTCGACATTTAAAAAGATTTATTTTGACCCTCTTTTACAAAGAGCTGTTAGTAGGTTTGTCCATGCAGAAGATATAATAGTTCCCTATTCTGCAACAGATTTACTGACAGCCACCCGTGTTACTCATGTTGTGACAATGAGCAAGAATGATATTATCAAATTGCAATTAACAAAATTTTATAAAGATATAGATTTGCCAGAATCAGATCAGGGTGCATCTGATTATACTGACATTAAAGAAGAGCTTGACAAGGCAGATGGTGTTTCGCCTTCATCAAGTGATGAAGATTTGGTTATCCATGAAATTCATACAAATCTTGATTTGGCTGGTTTTGAAGACAAAGATGAACA